TATATTGAAAATAGGCTTACTTTTGGGGAATTAGTAAGCCCATTTTTTGCAGAGAAGGCATCGACCACCTGACGCCTTACGCCAACCATAACTTAAAGTTATGTAACAGGCCACAACTTTTCTTTAACTAACTTAACGATTTCGTCATCAATGTCTGTTTCTGTAGACTTGGCATAATCTTCAAGCAATCCAACGACAAGAGATTTTACCGCATTTGATTTGACGAAGAACTTCAGTATTGGCTTAATAAATCGAATCATGTTTTATTAATATATTCTTTTCAACTGTAGACAAATTTGCTAGTTTTAGCAAAAAAGCCGTTTTATGGAAGAACAAGAAGAAGAAAAACAAAGGCCGAATATTGTTGCAACTTTCGTTCAGCTTGTCGTTCTTGGTTGGTCATTAGCGGTTATTTCTTGGTCGTACTACAATCCGAATCCAGTTAGACAAATTGATACGACCTTCGCCGCAGGCTTGCTTTCGGGCGTCCTTACGCAATTTGGGGTTGATCTGAAAAGTAAGAATAATGACAAAAAAAAGTTAAAAGGTAAAGTAGATATAGTAGACAATAAGAACTCCAAAGTAGGTATCAAATGAAAAAATTACTTCCTATTTTATTTTTGCTTCCTTTGCCCTTGCAAGCGGGCTATGTACACAAAATTACGGCGTCAGCGCAAGGCGTGGTTGATGGAAGCTATTCGCAGGCAAAACGCATTGGTTCGACCTATTCTATGAGTTCGACAGGAATTACGGCGGGAACAATGGGGCATTTAGATTCGCCTGCACTAGATAACAGTTCAGTATTAACAGGCGTGGCCGCTACACACGGAACGGGAAGCTACACACAAACCACCGCAGGGGCGGCAACAAGTTTTTCAGAATCATTTATTCAAGGGGATGCGGTAGTAACAACAGCAAGTGTTTCTTCTGGTGTTGTTTCTTCTTTACCAGTAACAGGCGACACAATCACATATTCAGGCGGTTCTAATACAGGGCAATCAATCGGAATCACTTCTGTATCAGGCGGAACTATAACATTAAGCCCCGGCGCGGCGGGTTCAAGCGTAACAGGTTCAATTACAAGTTCAATCGAAATCGAATAATGCGGCGCTTATTTATAAGCCTTTTTCTATTATCAAGTTCGCCCTGTTTTGCTATTCCCGTAATTCCAAATTTTTCTGCGGGGTCGAGCATATCTCGAACAACCAGTTCACAATCAACACGAGAAATAGTTCATTCGTATTCTTATTCTACGGGGTATCAGTATACAACAGGCGGAACCAATGTCGAAGCGGTCACGGCAGGCGGAACAATAAGCCCTGAAGCGATTGCAGGGGCAACACAAACAATTAACGGCGTTACATCTACAACAACAGGAATTAATTTATCTACTAAGCCACAATGGAAGCAATCAACAGCGGGGGCGGCAACGCAATTTCACGAATCGTATATTGGGCCGGGATTAAATTCTTATGTCCATATTGACCGCACCATTGAAGTCCAATCTGTAACTGAATCAACGTCCACGTTTACGCAATGATAAAAAAATTTAAGATAGCAGGCGCAATATTATTTTTTTCTATTCAGTTTCCAAGTTATGCGAATACCAATATGACAAATAATCCAGTATCAAATTCGTCTGGAAGCGTTACCAATTTGGGGGTAATGAATATGCCGACAAGACAATTCCAAAATCAGGTCGGCGGTCAAACTGTAGTCTGTCAATCTGATACTTTAGTTATTCAACCTTTTGTCACTTCATCAGCTTCATTTACAAAGCCTTATCAAGATTTTTATCTTGACCCCATATATTCAGTAAAAGATACAGAAGGCGCCACAGATGCAAACGGCGTAACGATAGGTGATGGCGACCCCGACAACCCCGGCCAAATAATTGGTTATAAAACAATAAGAACAGCGCAAAAAGATACATATAATATTTCGCCGGGAATCAGTTTATCTTGGAATATTTCACTTGATCGAAAGGCGGTGCGGTTATGCCGCGAAGCGCAACAAAGACAATCAGATTTAATTCAGGCAAGAATCAACGACAATATGTACGCGCTCGAACTCGGACGCTTGAAAACGTGCGGCGATCTTTTGTCCAAAGGTTATAACTTCAAAAAATCGTCTAAATATTATAAATTATGCGAAGATGTCCAGTTAACAAATGCAAGTAATACTTTAATTAATCATCAACATTCTTTGAAAGAAGTTTCTGTTTCTTCAAACGAGAAGAAGAACTGAATTTTGTTCCTGTTTTTTTGCCGATAAGTTTCTTTGCGCGATTTATTATTTGTTTAAATATTGGTTTTAGAAGTCTTGTTAAAAAAGGCGTAGCAGTTGCGGCGGATGTTGCGACAATAGTTACCACTAAAGTCGTTGCAACTACAGATGACGATGGAAGGTATTTATCGACAAAATCAGTTTTTGCCCAAATCTCGACACATTTTCCGTCTATTACTTCAAACCCGACAACTTTTTCTTGCGCTTCTGCATTTCTTAGATCATTAAGTCTGTATTGTTGGTCTTTCGCAGGGCAATCAATTTCTTTTTCTTCGACTACGTTATTATCGTTATTTTCTTTTGTTTTTGGAATTTCTGGCGTTTTTATATCTGGTATTTCTGGCGCTTCTGTATTTGTATTTTGTTTCGGTGTAATTATTTTTGCAGATGGCGAATAATCAGGCGCAAAATAAAATGGTGCTGTGTGATCGCATAAAGCAACATTTCCATCGGGGTCATTATTAAAATGATCTTTCCCACCCGTCAGAGAATCGCGTACAACAGCGCAAGGCGCATCAATGACAGGAACGCCCATATCAATAGAAACAGGCGTATCAAGGACGATAGGCGGTTCAATATGGATAGGTTCTGGAATATGTATGTTAGGAATATTTATTTCTGGTATTTCCAAAATTTAAAATGGAATTACGTTGCCTGTTGATTTTGGTAGTTTTGGAACTTCTGGTAAAGGTATTTTTTCGATAACTTGTTGTATCATTTTTTCTTTAAAATCATCACTCGTTACCATCATGTAACCATAGACCCCTGCGCCTAACATTGACGCGCTGATTATAAAACTTAAAATAGATAATATTTGAGAAATTTTTGCCATGATAAAAGAAATCTTAAGAATGTTGGTTATGCCTTTGACTTTGATGACTCTATTTCTTTTGGTTGCCTTGATGCCTTTGTATCTGATGGCGGGTTTGATTCGGGTTCAGCTTCAAGAATCTGCTGTTCCAAAATCTTCATTGCACCAGTAATTTCGATCATTGCAACTTGTAAATTTTGTCTTTCTTGTGCAAGTTGTTGAAGTTTTTCTTTAAGGTTCATAATTTAATAAAGTTTTTTTCCAGCGGTAATTGCGGCATCAATATCTGTAAAATCTTCTGATGTCCAGATAGATGTTGTATCATCAGTTTTTTTATAGGCTTTGATGATTTCTAGATGCTCTACATTACGCTTAATTTTATCTTTAAAATCAGCATCAGTTTCATTTGATTCTTGAGCAGTATTGATAACAGTTACGCTATCGCCGGCATTTGTAAAAATCTTTGCGATTTCATCAGAAGTTTTTTCTTCCATAATAAAAAGTAGTTAGTTACAGTTTACCCTGCTTCGAGGGCTGTGACTTTTGCTGATAATTCTTTTATTGCATTTACAAGTATTGGTACGAGTCTTTCATACTTGATTCCGTAGGACATTCCATCTGGGGTAAGATTAACAATCAAAGAATCCTCATTAGATGAACCATAACCATTTGCTTTTTCAACAGCAAGTGCTTCTTGTGCTAAAAATCCTATATGTGTTTTTGTTCTTTTTTTAGACCCATCGGGTGTTCCATATGGTTCTTCATCTGTTCCATACCAAGTTCTTTTATCCCATCTATAGGTAACAGGTCTTAGTGCATTTACCCAATCAAGTCCAATATTAAAAGTTGCTACGTCTGTTTTGTCTCTTGAGTCTGACGAAGATATTGAAGTGTCAGCACAAAATAAACCAGTTATATTATTATCTCCTAAACATATTAGATTATCTTCATCATTAATTGTTCCCGATGGTGAACCACCTTTTCCAGCATCATGTCCAAGTAAAAGATTGTTTGTCCCTGTTGTTAATTGACCACCTGCATCCCTTCCAACGATTGTATTTCTATCTCCAGTCGTCAATGAAACTCCAGAATTTTCTCCAACGGCTGTATTTTGAATACCAGTTGTAACAGCGGTAAGTGCTTTAAAACCAATAGCAACTTGTTGATTGCCAGTAGTATTTGCATCTAATGCTTGGCTTCCAAATGCCACATTTTTCTCGCCACTTGTATTTGCACCTAAAGCTAAAAATCCAAAGGCAGAATTATCACTGCCTGTATTCATCTTTAAGGCACTATTACCAAAAGCACAGCAAGAAGTAAATCCAGAACCAGCACCTAAAGCGTCTCTTCCAAAAGCATCATTGTAATTACCAGTTGTATTAGCATCCATTGCATTTGAACCAACAGCAGTATTTTCTTGACCACTTGTATTGGCATTAAGTGCATTATAACCTATTGCAGTGCAGTTACTCACTGTTGTAAGTGATGCTAGTGTATTCATTCCTAAAGATACATTTGTACCTCCAGTTGTAAGCGAATCCATTGCAGAGTTACCAACCGCAGTATTACTACTTCCAGTTGTACAATTTTGTAAAGCGTTAACTCCAACGGCTGTGTTAGCACCACCTGTTGAATTGTCTTGAAGTGCTTTTCTACCAATAGCGACTTGATCTGCTCCAGTTGTGTTAGATAGTAATGAAAAAGCACCTACAGCAGTGTTGTTATCAGCAGTTGTGTTATCTCTTAGTGCATCTTTACCTACTGCGGTGTTATTAGATGCTGTTGTATTAGCTGTTAAAGCGTTAACTCCGACAGCAGTGTTCTGATCTCCTGTCGTATTCGCATCTAAAGAGTAAGTCCCTAAACCTGCATTGCTAGTTCCAGTTGTGTTTGATAACAAACTGTGATGTCCTACAGCAGTGTTATTATCTGCTGTAGTATTAGCGTCTAAAGCACCCCTACCTACGGCAGTATTATTACTTCCTGTAGTGTTAAGAGTTAATGTGTCTAGACCACAACCAGTATTTGAAGTACCAGTTGTATTGGTTGATAATGATGATTTACCAATCGCAGTATTATTATCTGCTGTAGTATTAGCGTCAAGGGCATTAGCACCCACGGCTACATTACTAGTTCCAGTTGTGTTTGCTTTTAGTGCTTGTGATCCTACTGCTGTATTGTTACTTGCGGTGGTGTTTTCTTCTAATGCCCTAAATCCCATAGCAACATTACTAGCACCTGTTGTATTTGCTTCTAATGCTTCTTGACCAAATGCACAGTTAAAATCTGATGTACTTGTATTTTCTCCAGCAAGTGAACCAAAAAAACTGTTATTTGAGCCTGTTGTAATTGATTCACCTGTTCGATTACCGACACAAGTATTAGCATTACCACTTGTGTTTGCTGTTAAAGCATTTATACCAATAGCAGTATTATTTCCACCGCTAACAGAAGCATCTAAAGCACTTTCTCCAAGAACAGTGTTACCAGCAACAGAGTTTGCACCTTTACCTACAGTTAAAGAATTTATTGTTGCATCAGCAGAGGAAGTTATACCACCAGTTAAAGTCCTTAAATCAATCCAATCATCATTCGCTGAATTTCTCATCTTTAAAATATTATTACTTGTATCAGCCCACAACATATATGCGGCGGTAGTACTAGGAGCAGAACCAGAACTGTTATTTGTTAATATCGCTTGTAATACATTGTTTAAATCGCTCCGGACGTTGGCGCCTGTTGAATTGTCAATTACATAGTCGTGAGTTGCCATTACCTAAACCAATTTTTTATCTAAGTATATCTTAATAGTTAATTTTTAACTACCTCGTCCGAATCCTGTTGCAGTATATTTAAAATCCCTATTTACATGACTTGAACCATTTTTTATATCTATATTAAATCCGCTTCCTGTAATAGAAGATAAAGCAAAGAAATCGCCGCTTTGTGCATTTTCTATTGTTATCGCAATACTAGGTAAAACAGAATTTGCCGCAACACTTGTTCCAGATTGACCTGTAAAAAATGTATTTGTGAATGTCACTGACTTTTGAGAAGTACCTGACGCAATAATTCCATTTGTTGCCCCTGCGTTACCAAGACTTGTCTCTGTTCTGCTTTCTAATTCCGCTGTATATCCTAATTGATCTATTTCAATAGATTGCGCGGGGTCGTCAGAATCCATTTCGC